GTCCTCTTTTCGCGATTTGTAAATTCTCCATATTTCCTAGATTGAGGTTTCCAAGATGCGGGGACGAAAGCCAATACCGAAAGCGGTCAAAGAATTGCAGAGCACACGCAAAGGAGCGACAGGCCTGCGCGAAGTGAATGCAAAGCGGGCGCAATCTCGCGCCAGAGCTGCGCGAACTGTCAACAAAGAGCCACGACCGGCGGCGACGCTGGCAAGTCCACCGGCGGGCGCAACTTTCACGAATGCGGTCGACACAAAGACCAGTATTCGACGCGCTTATAAGCGGACGGCCAAATCACTGTTAAAAGTCGGCCTACTGGACGAACAGGACAAGCAAGCCTTAATGCTGATGTCTATGCACTACGTCATCGCGCTGCGGGCCTTCGGTGAGATGGAAGCGCTGACCCGCGACGATGAAAACGGCGTGACGCGTAAGCATCCCCTTTTGCAGGTTATCCGAGATGCGTCTGAGATGTTCAAAGGTTACGCGGCTGAATTCGGCATGACTCCGTCGTCGCGCGAACGGCTGGCGCTCAACCCAGAGGATGAGGGCGACCCGTTCGAGCGGTTCCTGGAAGGTGTCGACCTATGAGCAAGACCGGCGCGCCCTGGGACGAATACATCAGCAAGGTGTTGTCGGGCGAGATCGTCGCCTGTAAGTGGGTGCGTCTTGCCTGTCAACGGCACGTCGACGACATGGTCGACGGTGCTGATCGTGGCTTGTTCTTTGACGTGGGCGCGGCCACGAAAGCGATTAAGTTCTTTTCTTTCCTAACGCATAGTAAGGGGGAATGGGCGGGGCAGGTTGTCACGCTCGAATTGTGGCAAGCGTTCGTCGTGGCGATGGTGTTCGGCTGGAAGAAAGCCGACGGCCTTCGTCGCTTTAAGACCGCTTACATGGAAGTCGCTCGAAAGAACGGCAAAACAACATTGGCGGCGGGCATCGGTCTTTATTTGATGTTGGCCGACGGGGAAGCGGGCGCGGAAGTCTACACGGCGGCCACCAAGCGCGACCAGGCGCGCATCGCTCACGACGAAGCTACGCGGATGGTCAAGGCATCCCCTTGGATACGGAAGCGCGTCAAGGTCGTGAAAGACAACATCGTCATACCTGATACAGCGTCGAAGTTCGTCCCATTGGGGCGCGATGCCGACAGCCTTGACGGGTTGAATGTTCACGGCGCAATCATCGACGAACTACACGCGCATCCATCGCGGGACATGGTCGACATCCTGGACACGGCCACAGGCGCGCGTCGCCAGCCGTTGCTCTTCGAGATCACGACCGCCGGACACAATCGCCAGTCGGTTTGCTTCGAGAATCACGAATATACAGCCAAGATATTGGCGGGGTCGCTGGCTGACGATTCGTTCTTCGGAATCATCTACACGCTAGACGAAAAGGATGACTGGGAGGATGTCGACCTATGGGTCAAGGCCAACCCTAATTTGAACGTCTCCAAGCGCGTGGACAACATGAAAGAAAAGGCGCTGAAAGCGAAGGCGATGCCATCGGCGCTTAATGCCTTCCTCCGCCTGGAATTAAACGTCTGGACGCAATCAGAGACCAAATGGATGGACTTCGGCAAGTGGGACTTATGCGGCCATGCGGTCAACCCTGAAGGGCTGAAGGGCCGAACGTGTTACGGCGGCCTTGACCTGTCGAGTAATGTCGACATCAGCTCTCTGGTATTGGTCTTTCCGCCACAAAAAGAGGGCGATAAGTGGGCGGCTCTGTGCCGGTTCTGGGTGCCAGATGAGGCGATGCGGGAGCGTTCAAAGAAAGACCGCGTCCCCTATGAAACATGGGTGAGGGAGGGCTTTATCACGGCCACACCTGGCGAGGTCATCGACTACGACTTCATCCTTGACCAGATCGACGCGGACGCGGCGGCGTTCGACCTGAAAGAAATTGCATTCGATAGGTGGGGCGCGTCGAAGCTCTCCAACGACATCCAGCGCAATGGCTCCGTCGACCTGGTTCAGTTTGGCCAGGGGTTCGCTTCGATGTCTCCGCCTATGAAAGAGCTTGAAAGAATGGTCGCGGCGGGCGAACTAGCACACGGAAACAATCCGGTGCTGGCGTGGATGGCTGACAACCTGGTCGCTTCCGAGGATGCCGCCGGAAATATCAAGCCAGACAAGGCGAAGTCGACCGAAAAAATCGACGGCATGGTTGCGCTAATCATGGCGCTGGACAGAGCGACGCGGAATTACAACGCGCGCAAAAAGGTCTCTATCTATGAGACCAGAGGATTAACGATTCTATGAACATTCGCGAACTGATTTCCAAGGTGGGCAAGCGGGCCAGCGTGACGGCTCCGACACATCCGTCGATAACTCCCTTATGGCTGACTGGCGCGCCGACGGCGGTGTCTCCTGAGACGGCGCAATCGGTCGCGACCGTTTATTCATGCGTCAACGTAATCGCTCAATCGATTGCAGCGCTACCGCTGAAGCTCTACCGGCGCGGGGCCGACGGCATTGTCAAAGCGCCAGCGCTTGATCATGCGCTTTATATCGTGTTGCACGACACGCCAAACCCAGAACTGACCGCGTTCGAGCTTCGCGAAATGATGATGACCCATGTCTTGTTACGGGGTAATGCCTACTGCGAGATTGAAACCAACGGGCGCGGCGATGTCATCGGGCTATGGCCAATCCATCCAGACAGGGTCATGGTTTACCGAAACAACCCTGACGAAGCTGGAAACCCTTGGCCAGGTTATCGCGGTTTGCTTTATTACATCCAGGTGCCGAACGGGAAACCTGTGACGTTGACATCGGAGAAAATCTGGCATCTCCGAGGGCCTTCGCGTGACGGCATCATTGGCCATTCCCCTTTGCAGGTCGCACACACGGCCACGGCGCTGGCTGTAAAGGCTGACCGGCTGGCTGAGAGTGTATTCGACAACGGGGCAACGCCTGGGGGCATTCTGAAGATGGACGGGACGCTGTCGCCAGAGGCGCGCGACCGTCTAATCGCTTCATGGGAAGAGCGACATAAGGGGAAGGCGGGCCGCGTGGCCTTGCTCGAAGAGGGCATGGCCTGGGAGACCGTCAGCTTGACGTTGCAAGACATGCAGTTCCTAGAGTCGCGCAAGTTCCAGCGTTCTGAGATTCTGGCGCTGTTCCGTGTTCCTCCCCATATGGTTGGCGATCTCGACAAAGCGACGTTTTCGAATATCGAGCATCAAAGTCTAGAGTTCGTCGTCGACACGCTTCAGCCTTGGATTGTGCGCTTCGAGCAATCCATCACGCGCGACCTAATCGGGAAGCTCGAACGGGCGCGGGTGTTCGCTGAGTTCTCCGTCGACGGTCGGTTGCGTGGCGACCAAAAGAGTCGTTTCGATGCCTATCACATCGCACGTAATGACGGCTGGCTATCGGCCAACGACATCCGCGCTCTGGAAAACCTCAATCCTATCGAAGGCGGGGACGTTTACTGGCAACCCTTGAACATGGGCGCGGCCTCTGCCAGCTCTCGCTCTTGGGTGAGGGGCTACACGACAGCGCTACGCGATGCGGTCGGTCGTGTGCTCCGGCGCGAACTTCAAGACGTGGGCCGCCGGTCGTCCGTCGATATGACCCGCTTCGAGAAAGATCATCGCGAATTTGTGACGCGGGCGATTGAGCCAGTCGTCAACAGCGCGCTGGTCTTTATCGGTGTCCCCGTCGACGGTGCCAGCGCTCGAATCTCCGACTACGTGACCGCGTTTGTCGAGTCGCGCCTGGATGCGGTTCGCCAGTCGACTATCGGGGAAGGGTGGGTCGACGACAACATCGACCTGGTCATCGACGAAGAGGTTCGCCGGTTTCAGGCTGTTTTTATGACAACTGTCGCGTAGGTCATTTGTAGTTATGGTGTAAAATTATGACAAGTGGAAAACTTATGGAAACTGAAAAGCGCATCGTAAGAGGGTCTGAGCTTCGAGCTGTCGCCACTGACGGCGTTACCCATCTGGTTGGGTATGCGGCTCTTTTCAACGTCTGGTCTCTTGACCTGGGCGGGTGGGTCGAAATGGTTGAGCCTGGGGCCTTTACCACGTCCCTAAAGACAGCCGATGTCCGCGCGCTCTTCAACCACGAAGAGCAATACATCCTCGGTCGCACAAAAGCGGGGACGCTGACGCTGGCTGAAGATGAGACCGGCCTACGGGTCGACATCGTCCCTCCTGATACGCAATACGCGAATGACTTGATTAAGTCAATCGAGCGGGGCGACGTAGATCAGATGTCTTTCCAGTTCCGATGTTTGCTGGACGATGTTCGCTATGACGGCGGGGTCGTTCGGCGCTGGTTGAAAGAGGTCGAACTTATCGACGTGTCGCCGGTCACATTTCCGGCCTATCCCCAAACGTCTGTAAGCCTTCGGTCTCGACTTGATTCTGTGAGAGAGGCGGCGGCCATCATCCAGGCGGGTGATGATGCCGCGCGTAACGAAGAGACGCGGGCGCGTCTCGACCTTCAGCGCAAGCGCCTTGACCTTTTAACTGTGTAGTTCATTTGTTGCGAGGTAAACCCATGATTAAAGAATTGAAAGAAAAGCGCGCTGGTTTGGTGAAAGAGGCGCGCGGCATGATCGACGCTGCCGATGCTGCAAAGCGCGGCCTGACCGCTGAAGAGTCCGCCCGCTACGATGCCATCATGCAAGAGGCGACGGGCATCGGTGCCGACATTGAGCGGCGCGAACGTCTTGCAGCGACCGAGTCGACCCTGGACGCTTCCAGCGGTGTGGTCGCTGGTCGTGCTCAGAGCGAACAGCCGACGAAGAACGACCCACGCGGGACGGCTGAGTATCGCTCTGCCTTCGCGACCGCCATGCGCCTGGGGCCAGCGTATATCAGCCAGAACGAACAGCGCGCGCTCGCTTCCGGTGCCGATTCGACCGGCGGCGCGATGTTGGCTCCCTCTCAGATGGTCGATACCATCATTCGCGGATTGAATGACAGCATTTACATTCGCGGTTGGGCGACGAAGTATCAAATCCAGGGCGCTAAGACCTTGGGCGCTCCGGCCTTGACCACTGACCCAGACGATGCCGACTGGACGACCGAGATTCTGACCGGCAACGAGGACAGCTCGATGGCCTTCGCGCGTCGCGAACTGACTCCGCATCCCTTGGCCAAGCGCTTGAAGGTTTCCAATACCCTCTTGCAGCAAGCGCCGAACGTGGAAACGCTGATCACCGACCGCCTGACGTATAAGCTGGCATTGCCACAGGAAAAGAAATTTCTCTTGGGCGCTGGCACGACTGAGCCTCTGGGCGTGTTCGTCGCAAGCGCGAACGGCATCCCCGCATCGCGCGACGTGTCGACCGGCAACACGACGACCGCTGTCACTTTCGACGGCCTGATCTCTGCCAAGTTCGGTTTGAAGGGTCAATATTGGCGCAACGCCAAATGGCTCTTCCATCGCGATGTCTTGGCAACCGTTGCCAAGCTGAAGGACGGGCAAGGGCAATACATCTGGCGCGAGTCCGCGCGGGTTGGTGAGCCTGACATGCTCCTGGGCCTTCCGGTGTTTATGTCGGAGTTCGCGCCGAACACCATGACGACCGGCCTCTATGCTGGCATCTTGGGCGACTTCTCCTATTACTGGATTGCAGACAATCCGGCGATCTCGATTCAGCGGCTTGTCGAACTGTATGCCGCGACGAATCAAGTCGGCTTTATTACTCGCGCCGAGACCGACGGTATGCCGGTGTTGGGTGAGGCGTTTGTCCGCGTCAAGTTGGCTTAGTCGCGCGCGCGATCTCTAGACGACCGGTTCGGGTGCTTCCCAAATTTCTGGGTGTGCCTGTCTGGGGCCTATCAGACACGCTTTTCGACCTAAAAGGGCCTCTGGGTGCTTCCTGGAAGCACTGGGAAGCGGTCGGGAAGCACCTGGGAAGCACCAACGGGAAGCACTGGGAAGCGGTCGGGAAGCACTGGGAAGCGCTCCCCAAATAGGCGGGAAGCACCTGGGAAGCATTGGGAAGCGGTCGAAATTAACCGAAAGGTTACTTAAAAGTAACCTTTTAGTTAACTAGGCAAAGGGGCAAACGATGAAAGTCAAAATGAAGACGACAGCGGCGGGGCCTGGGTTCAATCTCAATCCTGGCCAGGTCGCGGAGATCGACGACGAAATGGCGGCGGCCTTTGTCGCCGGTGGATACGCTGAAGAGGTCATCGAAGAGCCAGTCGAAGACACCCAGGACGATGGTTCTGGCGACGGCTCCGACGAAGACACTGAGGACGAATCGACCGACGAATCGAGCGAAGGCGAAAGCACTGGCGACGCGCCAGCGACAGCCAAGCCGACGGCGCGCCGGTCTCGAAAGAAGGTGTCCTAATGGATGACAAGAAACCCGTCACGGTGAAATTTATTCACAATTGTGTCGCTGCCGGTTCGGTGTGGGGGAAGGGCGACAGCGCTCCCCTTGACCCAGAAGAGGCGGCGCGCATTGTTCGCGCTGGCGACGCTGTCCTGGTTGCGGCTGAGACCGTGACCGCGACGATGCCAGCGGGCGAAACCACAGGTCAATAAATGATTTTGAACCGCGTGACCCAACCCATAGGCGAACCGATAACGGTCGATGAAGCGAAAGCGCATCTACGCGTCGACGGCAACTTTGAGCACGATTACATCGAAGCTCTGATCGTTGCAGCGCGTGAGCATGTCGAGACCGTTCTAGGCATGTCCTTGATGCCTTGCGAATGGCTGATGATTGTCGATGCCAGCGATTCGATTGTGTTGCCTATGGGACGGGTCACGGCGGTTTCATTCGTCAAGGATTCGAGCGGGGTCGCTCTGACCTATACGCTGGCACTTGACCAAAGTATCAAGCTCACCGGCGCGACCGGCTTAGTGCAAATCCGCTACGCGGCTGGATGCTCTGATCTTGACACGGAAGTCGCGCCAGCGCGGGCGGCGGTGCCAGCGCTTTATAAGCAAGCAATCAAGCTGATCGTCGGCCATCTTTACGAAAACCGCGAAGATGTCGTCGTCGGCTCCGGCCTAACTGCAAGCCAAATCCCTGGCGGCGTTCGTGCTCTTCTCTCTCCGCATCGAAATGTGAGGTTCTAACCATGCGCGCGGGCATCCTAGATCAGCGTGTAATGATTCAGAAGCGCGAAGTCGCGCGCGATGATTACGGCGCTGAAAAGGTCACCTGGGTCGATGCCTTCCCCGTCTGGGCCGCTGTCGAACCACTTGCGGGCCAGTCCTATCTCTTAGGCAAAGCACAAACTGACGAGGTCACTATCCGCGTCCGTCTGCGCTACTTCCCTGGCCTCTTGCCTACTATGCGAATCGTCCACGGTTCGGGCGATGCCCAATTCATCTACACGATTCAAGACATCCAACACATTCAGAGCGGGCGGCGTGAATACGTCGTGATGTGTAAGCAGGTGGTCAATAGTGGCTAAGAAAAGATCATCTTTCAAATGGGGCGGCGGGTTCAAGCATTCAATGCAGCTTGAAGGCGGCGATGAGCTGGCCAACAAGCTGAAGAAAATGGGGATGCGCTCCCTGGACGTTATCAAGCAAGCGACGCACGACGGCGCGGCGGCGGTGTATGGCGACATCAAACGGGATGCGCCAGGGCCGCACATTGAGATCGTCGAAGCTGACAAGCCAAGCGGGGCGGGTGTCAGCGCTGTCGAGATCGGGCCAGACCGAGATCATTTTTATTACCAGTTCTTTGAAACGGGTGTCCAGCCTTTTGAAATCAACATGGTAAAGAAACGGTCAAAGCGGTCGACCGGTCGCGGTCGCAAGCTGAAAGGCACAAAGAAGGCGGTCAGGTTCGGCAACGTGTTCGCGAAGCGCATCCAGCGCGGCGCGATGGCGGCCAAGCCATTCTTGCGGCCAAACTTCGTCCCCAGACGCGCGGCCATCGAAGGCGCATTCGGGGACACGATTAAACGCGAGGTAACAGGCGGATGAGTATCGAGTCGGCGTTGTTTGCCTACCTGACCGACGTATCGAGCGCGACGGCGGCCATAGCGAAAGATCGGGTTTATCCGTTGTTGATTCCAGAGGATGTCAACCTTCCGGCGGTCGCTTATCAGCGCGTCGGCGGCGGGGCTGAGATGGACAACAACGGGGCGAACGGTTTCCGTCGTGCTCAGTTGCAGATCACTTGTCAGGGGGCAGGGTGGGAGGATGCGCCAGCCGATACACCCTTGACGGGTTCAGAGGTTCGCCAGTCGTATGGGACAGCCAAAGCGCTGGCGCTGGCAGTTATCCAAGACCTTCACGGCATTCGGAAGGTCATCGGCGCGACAGGTAATCAGGTCATGGTCTTTTATTGTGCGCTAACGAATGAGGTCGACGGCGATGAAATCACGGCGGCGGCGTTTGTGCGGTGCGACTTTAGTGTTCTCTATCAAGAGGTGTAATTATGGGTTTTCAAGGTGGTTTTGGCATTAAGACGAAGATCACGGTCAGCGCTGCTTTAACCGTGATTGCGGGCATCACTGGCGCGGAGTTTCCAGAGTTCGAGAAGGTCCTGACCGAGTCGACCGCGCACGATGCAAGCGGTGGATGGGCGACGCATGTCGACACTGGCAAACGTAAGCTAAACAGCTTCAAAGTGACAATGAACTGGGACAAAGCCGCATCGACTCACGCGGCCATCGTGACCGCGTTCAATGCGACGGCTCCGGTCAATATCACGGTCGAATCGCCGGACGGGAACGAGGTCATCGCCTTCGCTGCCCACATTGCCAAGATGGGCCGCGTCGCTGATCAGGAAGGTATGTATAGCTGCGAGGTCGAAATCCAACCGACCGGCGCGCCGACTGTGACCTAGTCGATAGTTGTCACATCGATGTGACACCGGCATAACACCGGTGTGATGTTTATCGTTTGTTCGAGGCGCTTACTCACTCTCTTAGTTATAGGTTTAGAAAATGATTCTCACGCGTGAGCAAATCCTTAGCGCTTCCGACATTAAGACCGAGGTCGTCCCCGTCCCTGAGTGGGGCGGGGATGTGATGATTCGCGGCCTGACCGGTGCAGATCGTGACAGCTACGAGCAAGACATCACCACGATTAAGGGCAAAAATACGCGCGTCAACTGGGTGAACGCGCGCGCCAAATTTGTGGCGCTTAGCATCGTCGACGAATCAGGTCAACGCATCTTCGAGGACACCGACATCAAAGCACTGGGCAACAAATCGGCGGCGGCGCTTGACCGCGTGTTTCAAGCGGCTCAAAAGCTCTCCGGCCTGACCGATGAGGATGTCGACGAACTGACAAAAAACTAAGTGGGCGGCCTGAGCGGGTCTTTTACTTCCGGTTGGCTCTTTGCTTCGGTTGCACTGTCGAAGAACTTCTACAGCGCATCAGTAGCAAAGAGCTAACGGAATGGATGGCCTATTACAACCTCGAACCGTTCGGGCCGCCCGCTGACAACACTTACGCGGGCATGATTACGGCGGCTGTCTATAACGTGAATCGAAAGCAGGGGACAAAGCCATTCACGCCAGACGACTTCCTTTTGCGTAAGCCAGAGGTACAAGCGGCTGACCCTGCGGACTTGTTTGCAGCGTTCAAGCGGTGGGCCGAGGGATTGAATAATGGCAACACTATCGACGCTAATCGTCAAACTAGTCGGTGAGTCTTCGTCGTTCGCCAAAGAGCTGGAAGCGGCGGAAGAACGCGCGCGGGGCTTTTCAAAGAATATCCAAGACATTGGCAATAAGGTGTCGGGGGTTGGGATGGGCCTGACCGCTGCGGTCACGGCTCCGGTCGCGATGCTCTTCGATAAGGCTATCGACGGCGCATCTGACCTTTCCGAGACGGTCAGCAAGACAAGCGTCGTATTCGGTGAAAACTCCGACCAGGTTCTAAAGTGGGCGGATAGCGCGGCCAAGTCGATGGGCCAAAGTCGACAACAGGCATTAGACGCGGCCAGCACATACGGCAATCTTTTCGTGTCGATGGGGATGACCACAGACCAAAGCGCGAAGATGTCTATGGGTATCACCGGACTGGCCAGCGACCTGGCATCTTTCAATAACATGGAAGTGGGCGACGTGCTCGAAAAGATGCGCGCTGGCCTCACCGGTGAGACCGAACCGCTTAAAGCTCTGGGCGTGAACATCAACGCGGCGGCGGTGTCCGCGAAGGCTATGTCGATGGGCATCGTTAAGGCGACGGTCGACATCGGGAAGGTCACAGAGGCACAATTCAAATACGACGAAGCGACAAAGAAGTCCATCGAAGCAACTCAGAAATACGGCATCGCCAGCGACGAAGCAAAGAAAGCAGCTATCGAGCAAGGCAAAGCCGAGCGCGCCCTAAATGATGCCCTAGAGGGCAAAATTCCAGACCTCACGGCGGCGCAAAAGGCGCAAGCTACCTATGCGCTCATCATGGAGCAAACGAAGACCGCGCAAGGCGACTTTGCTCGAACTTCGGACGGGTTGGCCAACAGCCAGCGCATACAAAACGCGCTCTTTTCTGATGCCGCTGCAACCTTGGGTAATTCCCTGTTGCCCTATAAGCTCCAACTAGTCCAGAAGATTAACGAGCTGGTTACAGCCTTCCAAGGTCTCAGTCCTGAAACCCAGAAGATGATTATCGCGGGCCTTGCAATTGCGGCGGCGATTGGGCCTGTCCTGATCATTGTCGGGCAACTGATCACGGCCTTTGGCACGATAGCGGGCGTCTTCGCCGGTGTGGGCATCGCGGCGGGGCCTGTCCTGATCATTCTCGCGCTAATTGCAGCGGGGGCCTATTTGCTCTATCAGGCATGGGTCAACAACTGGGGTGGTATTCAAGAGAAAACCCAGCGGGTTATCGACTACGTCGTTGCGATTATCAACGTGGGCCTGGAATTAGTTCGCGGGTTCATCAATGACCATGCAAGCGAAGCGCTTCAACTGTTCTCCTGGGCCTGGGAGCAAATAAGGCTAACGGTGGGGGAGCTGGTCGGGGCGATTGTGACCTGGATTGGAAACAAGCTGGCCATTCTCGCGCAATGGATTGTCGAGCATAAGCAGATCATCACGCTACTGTTTGACGGGGCCTGGAATATCGTCGTCGGTATCTTCCGGCTGGCGATCTCCGTCATCACCGGCATCATTCGCTTTTTTGTGGCCTTGTTTAAGGGCGACATCGGCGGTATGTGGGAAGCGCTCAAATCGATCTTCCGAAACGGCCTTCAGGCGATCACTCAAATCCTGGGCGGTATCGTCGAACTGGGCGCGGGCATCATCACATCGTTAATCGCTGGCATCTGGTCACAGGCGGATAAGTTCGCGGGCGCGCTGAAGGACTTTGTCAACAAAGCCCTGGGCGATGTCGCGGCCTTCCTGGGCATCAAGCTAAAAGCTGAGACCGAGACCGCGACCAACAACGCGACCCAGGGCAATAAGACCGACCGAACGACCGCGTTCGCGACCAGTTCGTCGGCTTACACGCCAAAGGTCACGTTCGCCGGTGCCAGCGGCGCGGCTCCACAGATCAACATTAACGCGACCGTATCGAATGACATCGACATGGAAACCCTGGCCAATCGCGTAGCGAAGGAAATCAAGCGAGGTTAAAAGATGGCTCCAATTCTCACGCTGACCGATGGCATCACGACCATACAACTAAATTCGAGCGGTGCTCAGATCATCGATTACCTTCCGCGCACACCGGAACAAGCGAAGTCCACATCGGGCCGCGATATGGACGGCGGCGAACAGCCAAACACGTTTTGGCAGAACGTCACCGAGACCGCGCGCATCATGTTTGACAATTCAACCTATGCGCGGTCGACGCTTGCTTCAATCAATCGGCTTTTTGAGCTGGCGCGATCTCGCCAGTCGTTGCAATCTGGGGTCATCGTTTACGTCAAATATGCGCCGGTCGATTCTGAGGGGCTTTATGGTAGTGAAATCCTATCGGGCGTGTGTGTCATCGACGACAACCTGGCGCGCCAGGTCTTGATCTCTTGGACGCGTCGCTACTACTGGCGCTCTGAAACCGAGTCGCAAGCGCCAATGTTTAACGACATCACGGCATCGACAAACGTCCTCACTCTCTACAATCAGCGGCGCTCTACATTTAGCAACGTTGCGCGCATCGCGGGGGCCAGCGTGGGCGGTGATATGCCCACACCGGCGCGCCTGGTCTTGACCAACAACTACAACTCAGCCGACTGGACGCGTGACTTCTACATTGGCCATTTTGTCGAGGCATCCAGCCAGCTTCCGAACATCATCGAATGCGATACGGGGACACCATACGCGCCTTCGTCGATCAGCGGTCAGAACGTGCTCTTATCCGCGAACACGACCGTCGGCGCTCTGGGTTGGTCTGGCCAAATCTCTTCCGCTATGCTGTTGGCGGCGGGCGGCGGTGTCTTTCGCATCCTGGCAAAGACCGACACTGTCACCGGTGTCGCGGGCCTCTATGTCCGCGCGAAGATTTCCATCGACTTGCTGAGTGTTCAATTTACAGGCGACTGGGTCAGTGTCCCAACAGCGGGCGCGGGCCTTCTAGACCTTGGCTCTGTGCAGCTCCCTCCTGGGGGCGCGGTCGGTGCCGGTCTCTATCCGCTTACGCTCGAACTTCATGCACGTTATACCGGTTCTGCAAGCAATATCCCGATTGACTTCGTCCAGCTCACGCCAACACGCTCTTACCGCGTATTGCGGACGCGTGGGTTTTCGACCGGCTACACGGCATCCTTAAACGACGACCCAGAGAATAAGGCGCTCTATACGTCAGGGTGGGCGGGTGGGTCACTGGGCAATTACGTTGCAACTGGCGCGCCTATCATGCTTCATCCTGGTCGGATTAACTCGCTGTATTTGCTGACGGTGTCGGCTGAAGCGGCGCGGTCAACCCAGTTGCAAGTCTTCTATCGCGCGCGGAGGTTGATCATATGACGACCCATTACCTTGAATTTATGCAGCGCGACTTTTCTAGCGTCGCGCCCTTCGTGCCACAGTTGGCCTATTCAGTCGAACAGTTCACACACAACGCGATGGGCGGGCCTAAGTCGATGGTCGTCAAAGCGACCGGCGCTGTCGAGATCATGGCGCAACTCAAAAGCCTGTTGCGCTATGGGGTGCGGGTGTTCGATGAAATGGGAAACCTTCGATGGTGGGGGTTTGTGCGGTCGGTCGCAATCAGCAACGGGGCTTATTCATACGGCTGGTCTCTCGACAGCATGGCGAACCGTGTTGCTGTTGGCTATTCCATGCGCGGCGGCGGTCGCGGGACAACGCCATTCGCGGCGAACGGGGTCAGCGTCCAGACCTATGGCAAGAAAGAATTGCTTTACACGATGAACGACGCGGACAGCGCCATCGCTCTGGCCACGTCGACGACGCTTGTCGCGCGGCTGGCTGACCCTGTCAAGACGATGGAATACACGGACGCGTCAGACATGGCCACGGCTACGATTGAATGCGGCGGATGGTGGGAGACACTGGGCTGGATTTATTGCCCTGATGAAACCGGCGGTATCGAGCGGGGCGACAGCTCCAAGACGACCACAGGCGACGCGATTACGCTGTCGTTCATCAACGAACCGGAAAACGGGACGATAGACATCGGCACAACGACAAGCCAATACGCGGCGCTTCCTGTCACCTTCAGCGGCTCCGGTCGGTCTTATGACCTGTCGACGTTTAAGAGCAAGGTCGTTCGCATTGGCGCGGCGGTGGACAATCTCGAAATATCGCTACTGGCCAGCTCCGGCGGCGCGCCAGGGTCAGTCCTGGCGACAATCTCCCTGGCTGGCTCCGACATGCAAACGAGCCACTACTGGCAGGACTTCAGCTACCAGGACAAACCGGCCATCGTGCCAGGGGCCTTGTATTTCATTCGATACCGGCGGTCTGGGGCGCTCGACAATACGAACTTCTATCGAGTGGCCACGAACACGACACCTGTCTACAGCGGCGGCGCTGCGCTGGTTTATACGGGCGCGGCCTATGTTGCCACGTCACCGGCTGAATACCCTCTATTTTCGGCCTCTGCTGACGACGTAGGGCTACATTTAGACCTTGGGACGGTGTCGGGTCGGTCTCAATTGGCGCGGTCGTTCTCCGTCTCATACAGCTATCCAATCGCCTTCCTGGATGTCGAGCTTGACCTGGAAAAGGTGAACAGTCCAGTCGACAACGTCGTCGTCGAAATCGCGGCGGGAACAGGTTCGGCGGCGCTGGCCACGGCCACAATTGCGGCGGCGGGCCTAAGTGCAGATCGGGGACGCGTTCGGGTGTCGTTCGCGCTTCCGGTCGCGATCTCGACACCGGCGACGCTTTACTTGCGAGTAAAGAGATCGGGAGCACTTGACCCTTACAACTTCGTGCGGGTCTGGCTTGACCCGTCAGCGCCAACCGACGGCGGTTCATTCCTGATTTACAACGGGGTGAGCTGGCCTGTTGCACTGGGCGATCTCATCTTCAGCTTAACGGTCGGGGCCGAGACCACACAGCAAATCAAGGCGCTGGTCACGACAGCGGGCCAGTTCTTCGTCGGCATCGACATCGATGCAAATAGCGGCGTTTATGCTGCAATCGCAACCAATAGCGACGCGACCGTCCAGAAGCGTGTCGAGGATTTACTGGGCATGGGCAACAGTTCGGGCCTATCGCTTTATGGGCGCATCATGCCAACGTTGCGGGCCTTAATCTATGCCGAACCGACAGCCGTGACGTTTTACATGGCCAAAGATGGGCGCGTGATTGGGGCCATGAATACAGCTCTTGCAGCGGATGAATGTCCGACCGGTGTCCTTGTTTCGCCGGTCGACCTTGACCTTCAAGATGTGAAGGTGTTTATCCAAGAGGCGCGATATTCATCGGGCAAAGACCGCACGACTTACACGTCGCGCGATGTTAGCGGGCAATTCGAGATCGGCGGAACGGTGCAAGGATGACAACGAATCGACTTTCAGACCTGGCCTATGACCTACGGCCTTTTATCGAGCGCATCATCGACGGGCGACTGTCGAGCTTCGAGCGCACACTAAGCGGCGGCGGCTCTGGGTCTGGGAGCGGCGGCGGGTTCGTGCTTCCATCCCTCAGCATCATTAACGGGCCACTGATCACCGGCGGCGGCGATCTCTCCCTGGGGCCTCTGACCTTGGGCATCGACACGTCGAAGCTCTACATCGAGGCGGGTCGACTTGTAAAGGGTGGGGCGGCTGAGCTGAAGTTGACATCGAGCGGCAACTACATCGTCGACGCTCCGGCATCGGGGACGATGGCTTTAGGCGCTGCGACGCTCAGCTCTTCGTCAGTCAATCTCTATTCGACCGCTTCACACTCTCACGCGGTCACGGCATCGGCCAACCCTGGCGCGGCTGAGTCGTTGCTAAAGACCACACCGGCGGGCGGGCTGACGCTGGCCAGCGCAACCATTACCGGCGCGCTGGTCGTCAATCAGAACTTTACCGTCGGGTCGAACGTGCTCTTTGTCAACCAGGGCGGCGGTCGCGTGGGGGTGAACTGTGCGCCTGACCCACAGTTCCAGCTTGACGTTAACGGCAACATTCGCGCCAGCGGCTACATTGTTGGTCGTCATGCGCTTCAGCTCGAAGATGCAACGCTTATTGCCCACTACGACGGCGGGAAACCGAACGACTTCAACGGGGACACGCGCGGCCATCGTGGGCAAGTGCCGACGTTCTCGACAGCGCCGGTCTTTCTCCCTGGCAAGTTTGGGAAGGCGCTCGATTCTGGCTACGGAAACCCGAACTGGTTCACGAACAGCGACTTTGACGCGTCGGCGGTCGGTGCGCTTCCAAGCGGCTGGCAGATTTATAACCCTTCCGGCGTGGCTCCGACTTGCGTGACGACATCCGAAACGGCGCTGATCGGGACGAAATGTATGCTAGTAAATACGGCGGCCTCTTCGGGTGGGTCGACGATTTATTACACGGCCACAACGAGCACAGCGGCGAAAACATTCGCGGTATGGGCGAAGGCGAAAACCGCCGGTGCTCAAATCAAGATTGGCACTGATGAGGGGTCGACGGCATGGATACCGCTGTCGACAACGTCCTGGAAGAAAGTCACCTTGACCGTCACACCGGCGGGCGCTTTCCGATGGTGGCAAATCCTGACCAACATCGGCGCGGTGTATGTCGACCTGGCGACGCTGCAAGATGGCAACATCGCGCAAAGCTACAACGCTTCGACCGCGACATATAAGGCGGCCAGCGCGCTAAGCTACAACGCGCAAGACAACTTTAATGGGGTCGCGGGGACTGTAAGCCTCTGGATGTATTCGGAAGCGCCAAACAATGCAAACTACCCTTGGCAAGTTGTCTGGAACTATGGCGCTCACTCAGTCGGCGGGACAAATCAATGGATTTCGATGTATTGGTCGACGAATGCGGGCGCGCCCTTGTTCCGGTTCGGCTACGCCAACGGAAACGGCGGGGTCAGCCTGTTCGATACGAACTTCGCGACCGCGTTCAATACTATCGGCTGGCATCACTACGTTTTCACCTGGGACGGCACGAACAGCACGCAAGTCTTTCTAAAGCTCTACATCGATGGCGCGCTGGCTGGCTCTGGGACGCTGAATTTCGCTCCGTTCTCAGCTCCGACCCAGTATTCGACTTTCAACATCGGCGGGGCTTACTTCCTGCTTGACGATGTTGTCATGCTCGATTCGGTCGCGGATGCTGATCTTGTCAAAGCCATCTACGACAGCAACGCTCCGGTTTTCGCGGAAACGTCGACCTTCGGTTTCAAGACAGCCAATAATCTGGCGTGGGCTGATGAACAGGGCCTTTGGGCCATCGACACCGGCGGAAACGCGACCTTTGGCGTGTCTGGGGTGAATGGGAAGTCCTGGGGCGGGAACACGCTCGATACAGGCGACATCCTCCTGGGTCGAAATACCGCATACGCCAAATGGGACAACAGCGCGGCCATCTTCCAAGTCAAGGGAGACATCCAGGCCGATAGCGGCACGATTAACGGTGTCCTGACGATTGCGACGACCGGCGAGATTCGCCAGGGGTCTGGGGCCTGGGGGTCGACCTTCACAGGGACGCGCCTATGGCAAACGTCCAGCGTGGGCCAGATCGGTGGTTATAAAAACAACGTCTTGCAATGGTATTCAAACAGCAACGGCGAACTAGTCGCCGGTGCCGGTGGGGTCACGCTAAACGCAAACGGGCTGTCGTTCGGTCAAGGCGCGGGCGGGGTCGATGTCACGCGCTCGATTAACTTCCTGGGGTCTAACTCTAGCGGCGGCGTGATTGGGTCGCAATTGGCGGGGACTGAGTCGACGCTATTCATCAATGCTTACGCGCCGACGGTGGGCGGCGGGAAGGGCATTATTAGCATGTCGGCTCCTGGGGCCTTCAAGATTAGCGGCCAGACCTTTGAAGTCACCAACAGCGGGCCGACGGTCATCACCGGCGCGACCATGCCCTTCCTTTTCTCCGCTGGCAGTGGCGCGATTAAAAAGATGCTCAACTGGGTATCTCTCGGAATATCGACCGCAAAGACGTTCACCGATTACAACTACTTTCAAGGGGCGCAACTGACTTGCATGATCAGGCGAAGCGGGGACGCGACCAACATCGCGGGGTTTTCGGGCTGGTTTATCAAGAATCAAACCCAAAACATTACGGCTCCTGGCGGTATGTCGGTGCAACTTGGGCTTAACGCCAGCGGTCAGGTCTGGGTCGGCACGACCTCATCGCCAGCCGATACCTATCACTTCATTGTCGAGTCGTTCGGGTATTAACCTGGGCGCGTATACTTATGTAACTCTCAGTATTAACAAAAAATGGACGAAGTAATCGCAGAATTGAAAGCAAAAATCGAAACCTTGAAGATTGAAGGGGAGCGCAACGTCGCAAACTTAATCGGGGAATATAACGGGCGCGTGGCTGAGCTTCAGGCTACTGTCACGCTCTTGGAGCGTCGCCAAAGTGGGGAAGGGCAGGTCGTGAATACGCCTGTCGTGGCTCCGTCTCCGACCGGCGCTGTCGCGGAGATCGTCGAAAACCTGGCGCAAGCCTAAACATAGGCCAATCTTTAACGGATTGGGGCCAAATCGGGGCCTATTTCGAGGCGTGAGCCGTTGCAGGTTCTACCGACAACAAACGCTAAAAAGCCCGTTCTGAGCGAATCAGGACGGGCTTTTTGCTAGGTGAGGGCGGCCAACTGGTCGACGGCTCTTTTTGCGATGTCGTCGCGGCCATACCTGCGAACCGTTTCGAGCGACTTCCAGCGGCCTCCGTTCGCGATGCTGAGCGTCGACTGACCGGCGGCATTCATCCGGTCGACGAAGGTCGCGCGTAGGGTATGGCTGGACATGGTTCCGTCGACCGTCTCGACACCGGCGGCGCTGGCGTAATCCTTCAGGCGTTTGTTGTACCAACTGCCTGAAAGCGCGTCGCGTTCTGGGCGGCCTGTGTTGACGGGTCGAATCATGCCCTTAGTTTTAACCAGGCGGCGGAAAAGCGCGCCTTCCGCTATGCCCTGGGCCTTCAGCCAGTCCGTCCAGCGTTTGAGGGCTGTATAGGGGTCGACATCGGTTCCGGTGTAGCTGGCGACTAGATAATGCTCATCTTCGCCGGTCTGGTCGGTCTTTGACCGTCTCAGGAGGATTTCGGCGCGCTGCGTGTGCCAGGTGATGTCCTCAATCAGCAACGACAACGGCTCCGACCGACGACAGGCGTTTTGCATGGCCACACTAAACATTGCAGCGTCGCGAAGTCCGTCGGGGGTGCTCTTGTCTATCTGGGCAATGATCAGGGGAAAGCCATTGGCGGCCAAAGCGCCAGCCTTCCGTCGCTTTTCGGTCGGTGCCTTCGTTCGCATCATGCCGGTGATTTGCTTCCGTAGGGTCTGGCTCTCTGGGGTGCTACCGCTGAGGGGGTCGACGACGTTCGCGTCAAGGTGGACGCGCTTAATCGCGGCGATGGCGGTCTTGATCGTGCTCCGCTTGACCTTGTCGACTTTGGCGCGCTGGCGAAGGTAAAGCCAGACCGTGTCGGGCGATGCGGGGAGCGGGTCAAGACCATGATCGGCACAAAAGCCAGCGAAGTAGCTCCATTGCTTCCGATAGGTGTCGCGGGTGTTCTGTGCGTCGGCGGCCTGGGCGAAGGCCTCGAAGTCCTCGCGGATGTCGCCAAAGTCCACATTTGTAGACAACGGTCTGGGGGCTGAAATTTCTATCGCTGTTTCCATGTTATGACAACTTTACCATATTGCGATAATGTAAGTTATCGCAAGTGCATAGAACATAAAAAACGGGCGCGTCGTTGTTATGACGCGCCCAAACTTACGCAATGACCCTGTGACCCTTCGCGCCAGCATCGGCGGAAAGGATGCCCTTCGCGACCAGGGCCTTCAGGACGGCGGCGGCGGTGTCGTAGCGAACTTTAAGAACACGCTGAAGGTGTCGAGCTGAGACCGTCGCCTGACCCTTGACCAGATCGGCGGCCATTGCGACCAAGCCGTCGACCTCTTCCACCGGCGCGACCACTGTTGGCACTGGCGCGGGTGCAGTTGCTCGAACCGGTGCCGGTGCAGGTGCTTCCCGAACGGGCGCGACCTGGGGCGCGGGCGTGTCTGTACGAATCGCTTCGACAGACACGGTCACGGCTGGCGCGGTTGGCACGACCGGCGCGGCTGGCGCTGGATACCGCGACCAGTGAAAGACAAGGTTCTCAACTTCGGGGCCACTGATGAAAGGGGCCTGGAATCGAGCGACATCGTCATCGCTCAGCCATAACAAACCGTCTCCCCTACCCTTCAGCTTTTCGGCTCCGGCCTTCCCGATGACCGTCTGGCTGTCGGTCTGGTTGGTCAGCTTGAAGGCCACACGAACCGGCAAGTTCGCCTTAGTCTCGCCAGCGATAAAGCTGACATCGGGGCGCTGGATGCCGATGATTAGGTGGATACCAGTCGAGCGGGCGAATCGGGCAATCTTCGCGATCATGCCCTTGATGGCCAGCGCGCTATCTTTGTCGTCGTTTTCGTCGGTCAGCATGGCGGCCTCATCAACGACCACAACCAGGCGCGGCATTGGATGCGCGCGGTCGACGTTGTATTCGGCAATGTTGCGGGCGCGGGCCTTCGAGATGGCCAACGACCGGCGCTCCATTTCGTCGACGACGTGTTGCAGCAACATCGCGGCGGCGGCGGGGCCTTGTTCGGGGCCAACGACCGGCGCGATAAGATGCGGAATCGCGCCGAACTGGTTCAGCTCCCCTTTAACGTCGATAAGGGCCAGACGAAGCTCTTCGGGGGTCTTAGTCATCAACAAAGCGCTGAGCGTCGACCCGATGAAAACGCTCTTGCCTGACCCTGTGCTACCTGCTACCAAGACATGCGGCGCGCTGGCCAAGTCAAGCCATCGATAGACACCGTCTGTCGTCAAACCGATAGGCACTGGCAAAGCTCCGGCCAAATCTTCGACCGTTGCGGTCTCGATAAGGTCGCGAAGCGTGAGCACTGACCGAGATCGGCGCGGTATCTCGATTGCAAACATGCCAGGTTCATCCATGACGGGGAACACGACACGAAGCGAAGCGACAGCCAGCGCCAGCACTAACTCTTGCTCTTTGGTCTTTACGTCAGCGATGCGGCCTGTCTTGCCTGGGATGTTGACGAACTTGCACAACATACGAACGGCGGACGGGCTGACGATGACCTTCCGACAATCGATGTCAATCTTTTGATTGCGAAGGGCCACGATGACCGTATTCGCTTGCTTACGAAGCAACAACGGGTCGACCGGTGTCGGCTCCGTCGCCTTCAGTAGGTGCGTCCTAGGCAACCGATAGGGGCCGACTTGCTTCCCTGTGACGATGCCCGATTGAACCGGCGCGATCTCTACAATCTCGACAGCGTCGCCAGGGCCAGCGTCCTGGGCTGGCTCTGCCTGGGCGAACTTTTCAATAACCGCGATGGCGGCGGCGGTGTTGGCCTCAGATCGGGCCGACAGGTTGCGCGCCTTCGCAAGGAAACCGCGCAACCAGTCATTAGTTGAAACTTGGCTATACATCAATCACCTGATTGTCGAGCCAAGATACGACGCTGTTCACGTCGCGACCTGGCAAAATCTTGTAGACATTCCCCTCCTTAACCAAAGGGGTGTTTGACATCTTCAAAGCGATTTTCTTCAGCTCACTTTCGACGTTGTTGTCGTGCGTATAAGCGCGGGCCTGACCGTCGACCGTCTTGACCGCGCGGCTGGTGCCAAACTGGGTTTGAGCGATCAGCATGTCGCGCATCTTGTTGTAGTCGAACACCGGCGAAAGAATGCCGCCGGTCAAGCGGGCCTTAACTGGGCGGCCTTCGAGCTGAAGCGGCGCGGCCTCGGTTGGCTCTGCCAGCGGGCGCATCGCTGAAGTGATGGCGGCGGCCAGATCGGGCCGAGACTTCGCCAGAGCGATAAGAATCCGTTGCGCTCCCTCGCGTTCATGGATGCGGGCAAGTTCAAGCTGTAAATCTGACTCTTGCTTTGCAATGTCCATCGCGCGCAAGTGGGCATTTTGGCGCTGCTCTTCCTTAATCAGCTTGTCATCGATTTCGACTTCGCGCGATTCGACGGCGCGGATGTCCAGGACAAGAATGATCAGGCCAAAGATTACGCCAATCAGGAAGAGCACGACACAGTAGAGCGGTTCGACGCTGAATAGGTAAATAATCAACGCTACGACAGCGCTGACCAGTCCAGTGATAACAAACTGGTACATCGCGGCGGAATACTTCCCCAACGTCAGGGCGGTCGTTGCCTTCGTGTTGGCTTGCTGGTTTGCGTTATATGTTCTTTGCATGGCTAGACCTCCTATTTACGGCGGCGAATGCGCTCCATTTGTTCGCTAAATTCTTCCATCTTGCTCCGTCGAAGCTCACGACCGGCCTGTGCTCCCTTCGCCATTTGAACCAACAAAAGGCGAAAGACGACCACGATGACGACGATTAAGCCGATAACAATCAAGACGACCGCGACGACGTTCGGCTGTTGTGGTTGCGGCTGTTGGCCAACCGGCGCGCTGTTGCCAATCGTCTGGGCCGACACCGGCGCGGCTCCGATTGGGGCCGCGTAGACCGGCGCGGGGGTCGATGTCTGGGTCGCGATGCTGGTCGGTGAGGCTATCGGGGTCGGTGATGGTATCGGCGTTTCTGTTGGTCGCGCGGCGATGGTTGCGAGATTGTCGAGTCGCTTTTGTTCAGCGGTCGCGGCTACTTCGATGGCCTTCTGATCGGCTGTCGCCTTCGCTTGCTGGCGCTCGATCTCTTTCGCCTGGTTGATAAGGGCCTGGGCGCGGGCATTGTCGGCGGCGGTGTCGACACGAATCGCGGCGGCTGTTAAGCGAAGATCGGCGGGGTCAGGGTTCTGACCTGCGACGGGTGTCGGCATCGCATACGCCATAAAAGCGATTGCGGCGCTGACAATCCCCATCGACAACTTCATGCTGATCATTCTCTTAATTCCCCTCTAAAACGCGTCTATGTTGACCTTCGACTTCCGCTTCACCGGTGTCGGCGCTGGCTCTGCGACCGGCTCCGGTGCCTTCGCTTCAACCTGGGCGGGGACTATCTTTTTAGTCCCCTGCCCTTCCCCATAGGTTGCGCGAATCGCGTCGACAATCATACGGGCCTTTTTAGACCTGGGCATCGCCTTGATGATTGCGATGACATCCGCGTCAAGCTGGACATGCAAAGTCAGTTTGACAACGTCCGTAATGCTGTCGCCTGTTTGATTCATTGCTGCAATCCAAACTTATGCAGACCGCGCGCGATTGACATGACCGCATCGTCAGGCACAACCAAGCGCGACCCGAACAAGCGCTTTAGTGTTGGTTGAACGAACCGCACACCACCACCAACAGCGACGACCTTGCGAAAGCGTCCAGAAGCGCCATTAAACCCGCGTTCAATGACTCCGGCAATTTCGCTAGACCATGACTCTAAGCCGTTCTTGATGTCGAGCTTCCCCGCACGAAGGCGCGCGTCCAGCTCCGCGATGTCATACGACCCGCCCAAAGCGATATTCACCGTTTCGAGCAAGCGACGTACGCCAGCCTTTTCGCCAAACATGAAGCGCCGAACAGGTTCACCGTCCGACATCGCCAAAAGCTCGACAGTGTTGTGGCCAATGCTGACCACGCCGATTTCACCGTCAACGTTTTCGTCGATAGGTTCGCCGGTGCTGTCGTGCGAATAGTCGATGTATGCGGCCTGGGCCTGTGAGATGATGCTGACCGATGACACCGTCGCGGTGCGTTCGCGCTTCCCATCAAGCCAGCTATGCTCCGCGATGAGCCAGTCCTTAGCGGCGCGGACGCGGGCCTTCACTTCGTCAGCGTCGCCCATGACAAAGCCGACAGGGACACCAACGATTAAGCCGATAGTGTCCTTATACGTCGGGCCGATCTTGCCAAGTGACGCATACAGAAGGGCGCGCATTTCGGGCGCGCCGGTCAAGCGGTCATAGTCCAAGCGGCTGTTGACGCGCCCCAACTTTGCAGCGCCAAGACCGACGTAATACTTCCCGATGTGGTTCGTGATGACCTGGGTCGTCGGGTCAATGTTCACGCCAATAGCGGACAGTCCGGCATCGCCTACGCGGGCCTCTGAAACGTGAGAGACCACGACACCGGACGCGTCAGCGGTGTAAATCTTGAAAGCTCCGAAACCGAGGTCGAGACCGACAACTTGCTTCATTTTGATTCACTCCTAAGCCTTGACCAGCAAGGCCAGTAAATTGCCTACATTCGCCACAAGAACAGCAAGCGCAAAAAATGCGGACAATACAGCCGAGATCGACGCGGTCATCGCGGTCGTTCGGGCCTTCGCGAGGTCGTCGAAGAGCTTCCGGCTAAATGCGACTTCCTTTTTAACCTGTCCGTCGAGATATTCGATATGGGCATATAGGCCACAGATCAGCCGTTGATTGAGGGTGTCCTTTACTCGCAAGTCAACCAGGTCGTCGACGCGGGTCGCGTCCTGTTGGGCCTGGGCGGTCAGTTCGACCGGTGCTTCGGTCTGGCGCTCGATAACTTGCTCGATTCGTTCGTTAAGTTGAGTATTCATGTCCTGCCTGTTAGGTTTGTGTTGGGCCTGGTCGTCTACACCAAGCCCAACGCTAAAAGATTACTACATCCAACCGATTGCGGCCTTCGCCTTATCGCTCCACGCGGCGGCGGCCACACTACCGGCCACAATCAAGCCGATGGCCACGGCGATTAAATGCGTCGCGAAGGTTGTCAGCTTCGTCGACTTCGCGGCCTGGGCTGGCTCTTGGGCTGGCGTGGCCACGTTCGCCGGTGCGGTCGTGGGCGCGGCCTTCGGTGCCTTCGGCGCGGTTGGGCTGGTTCGTGCGACAGCGCGCGACCATTCGCGCATTTGTTCGGCCATCCCCTTGGGTTTACTGTTGCTGATCATTCTTGTAACTCCCTGGCTTATTTGCCAAAAATCGCTTCCCCTATTCGCTGGAGTCCGCCCTTATTGGCCTCAGTAAGTTCTACCTGAAGCGTCGCAACCTGTTGTCGAAGGCTGGCGACATCCCCTTCCAGTTGGCTGATGTGGGCCTGATCTTGGGCTGTTTGTGCGGTGCTCCGACTTGCTTCGTCTCGCATCTTCGCCAGCTCATTCTCTTTCTGGGTGAGCTGCAATCGAAGATCGTCGACGCGGGCCTGATTGGATGCCATCAAATACGCGCCCTGTTCGGCTCCGGTGCCTTGCTGCGAAGGGACGATAACGACTTGCGGCGGTTGGCTCTGGCGCGGCGGGAGAATCAAACCGATGACCGCGACGGCGGCCAAAAGCACGACCAGGTAAGTCATGTTAATCGTCGGCGCTTGCTTCCGCTTATTGCTCTCGATTAACTGTTGAGCGGCGCGAACCGATATGTATCGCTCTTCGCCGGTGTCGTCGATCAGCAAGTCGCCTTGCTGGATTAGTTGGGTGTCCCGTCGGGTGTCTGTGTTCATTTATCCTCACAGTCGGGTAATATCTCGAATAACCTCGGACTGTTGCCTGTTAACGTCTTGGGCCAGGTCGACATCGGTTCGTCTACAACCGATGTCGACCGTTTCCCCGCCCTGCAAGGGGCTTACTTCATTTGTCCTCTGGTAAGCCAACCAGGGCCAACTCGGTCGCGGCCTCTTGCGCCATCGTCAGGAAGGGGCTACTGAGCGCGCGCAAGCCTTCAGTCGGCAAATCTTCGAGGTATGTCGCGACAGCGGCGGTCGCTATGTCGTGCGCTTCGACGCTCTCGCGGGCGATGCTGATGACATCCTGAAACGTGAACGGGGTCGTCGCGTCGCCGGTCGTCGTGAACATTTCGCGCAACTGTGCGACCGTCATCGTGCAGACATACCCATCTTTGGCGGCGGTGCGAACCGCTTCGACTTCGTCGCTGAATTGCGCGAAATACTTCAGGTGTTCGCGCTCAGCCAGGGCCAGCTCTTCGTCGGTCAGCCAAGTCTTTCCGCTTACGGCCAATTCGAGCGCGCGGGCTGTCCGCTTCCGCGCGGCGATCATGGTCTTGATCTCTTCGTCAAAGTTGTCGAGGTAAGTCTTAATCACGCCAGCGACATGGGCCTGACCCTTGGACAGATCGGGCCAAACGATGTCATTGAATGCGTCGACTGTGCCATCGGCGTAGCTGGCACAAAGCGCGCCGGTCGCGGTCAGGCTAAAACGTGGGGTGTTCTGTTTCGTGCTCATTTTTATAAAGTCCTCTACCGCATCAGCGGCATGTATATAGTCTATATCAGAATTTTATATTGTCAAGCGGTCAACGCCATTTATATAGACTAAATTCTGACAATGTCGCCATCGAAGGACGCTGTCATCCCTTCCCCTTCGGCAAGTCGAGCGATGACAGCGCGGCTCTTCGAGTTCCGGCAATCGATAGTTATGTCATTCTCTCCCAGGGTCGGGGCATACTTGCGAAGGGCGCGGGCCAGACGGCTGAGCGCGACCTGGCGCTTGACGGCGGCGATCTCTTTTGTCGTTGCGTCGCGGTCGACGACACCTGTCGGCGCATCCTGGGGGAGCGCGTCCCATTGGCCAGGGTCGAAGCTGTCCGCTTCCTCTTGCTCGATTCGATAGCGGTCTGGGGCGAAGGTCTGGGATGCTCGAAGGCTATCGCGTAGACGGCGCTGCTCAGCATGGCGGTCTTGCTTACGGGCCAGCCTGTCGTCGATGCCCTTCCGGTTGCGGATGACATTGGCGGCGGCGGCGCGCTTATCTTCTGGGGCCAATCGATAGGGCATCCCTTCCCCGTCCTGCTCGATATATCCATCGACCAACAGATCGGCCAAAGCCATCTTGACCGCGCGCTTCGACGCTGAAGGAATGGCGGCCACGACACCGGCGGTCGTCATCTGGGCCGCGTTCAATGCCACGATGACGCGCTGTTGTGTCGGGGTCAGATATGGCTCTGGAACAAACCCAGGGGCCTCCACAGCCATGTCCAGGCGCTTAAACGCTCCAATGTTCACGCGATAGGCCAGCGCTTCGTCTAGGATGACTCCGTCGCTGTCGACGTGTCGTTTGACGTGCTCAGCTTGACCACGATTGGCCAACGTGATGAAACCGCCCTGGATGGCGGCCTTCCTTATCAGCGGGGTCTTTTGGCGCGACATCATCGCGTATTCGCTGATCGTGCGGTCATCTGCGACAAAGTCGCCATAAAGTTGGCGCTCTTCAGCCATCCTCAGAAGTCCGCCCAACCACTTAGCCAAAGACTTCCCCGTTATCGGTTCGGCGCTGTCGCCCTTCGTCTTTACTTCGATGACTTTGTCGAAGTTCGCAGCGGCCAACCACCGGCGGGCCTCTGCAATCTCGCGGCGGCGCTCTTCGCGGGCCTCACCCAGGGACACGTTAATCGGTTCGCCCTTCCCCTTCGCCCATGCGCCCTTAATGATGCCTACGACCTTGCTCTGGTTGTCCCATCCTTCGACGGCGCGGTCGATGGCGTTCAATGCTTCCCCTTCGCGCGTGGGCTGAAGGTGGATGTATTGGGCCAGGATATAAACCGACCGGTTCAAGGTTTCGGCGCGGGTGCCAGCCTTCGCGCTTCGAATGTATTCGACCTGCGTGTCAATCACGCGGCTGATGTAAAGACTCTTTTCGTCGTCGGGAATGTCCGCCAATGGGCGCGCGGTTGGCGGTACCGCCAATGCAGCGACCTTGTCAATCTCGAACGACTTCAGCCACTTGACGAAGAGATCGGGCGCGGGCGCGGGGGCCGAACTATCTACTACTTGATAGGTTCGTCCGGTGTCACATCGATGTGACGGCGGAAGCATGACGACAGCGCCGGTCAGGTGAAACTCAATGCCTGGATACCCATGACGCGACAGCGTTCTGGCCAGCTCGACATCGGTCGGAATGGTCAAAACGAAGTTGCGGCCTGGGTGCTCTGACGCGGTCAACCAGGCGAAGGTCTCAATCGGAAGGTCACAGACATCGCGCTGGAATCGTGCCAGCGATTCGTCGCCACCGTTGCGAGGGTCAACGTCGACGACCACGAAACCGCGTTGAACTACGCCTTTGATGTTGGCCTGTCGATAGCGGTCGACGCGACCGACGTACATGTCGGCTATGCGCTCAGACCATTCGACCGCGATGTCGAGCTGGTCAGTCGCGCGCGCGGGGACAGCGTCAGGCAAGTAAAGCCGTCGGGCCTTCTTTGGGTTGTCGGTGAACTGTAGTTTTGTCCCAGGCTGAGCGGGGCAAACTAAGAAACCGGCATCAACTGCGACCTGAAAGCCCGTTAAGAGCGGGGCGGGTGTAGGTGCTGATGTAGACATCCCTGTAGACCTGTTTTGGCGCGCCGGACGGGTGAAGTCGGGACACGCCAAAACAGGTGTTCGAGTTGCGGGGATGTATAGAAAAGAGTAGACTTCTAAACATCCCCACCAAAAGCAGACAGTTTGTTGTCAGGAGAAAGATTGCGAACCGTGACCGTTCTGGTGGAAGCACGTCCGCTGTCGGAGCCACACGACGGCGGATGTTTGTTTTTCCTCCCAGACACATAGGGTCACACTCCTAAAAAACGATGTCGTTCAAGTTTGCGGCGGGGTTTTCGCCCAACTTCCAGACACGCATATAACGACCGTGATTTCGCCGGTGAGGGCTGACCCGCATGTCGCCAGTGGGCTGGATGTTGCCATTGAATTGCATCTTTTTGAGGATTGGGCCGATGACGCGCGGGTCTTTGATTTGACCGTAGAGAGGGCCGAGCGCATCAGCCACGTCAGCGGCGATAAAGTCGTCCAGTTGCCGCGCGACCCGCATCACGACCGTCATGATCTCGCGCTTCAGGCTGTCACTGTGCGAACCGGATACGAGCGACATCGCCAGGTCGCGCTCTTCCTTCGCCTCTTCGCTGATCGGGCCATGCGCCTGAAGGGTTTCGTATTCACGCACGACGGGGGTCGCGCTGAATGCGTTCATCGGCGCGGGGGCCTGGGTCTTTGTGGCCACGACCGGCGCGGTCGGGATTGGCGTGATGTCGATGACCTCAGTCGCGACAGGTTCGGTCGCTGTCGCTTCGAGCGGGTCGACATCACACATCGCGCACGTCGTCTGTGTGCTCACATACTCAGAAGGCGAAGGGGTCGCGTCCTGGTTGCCGATAAGGTCAAAGAGTGTTCCTTGACCTTCCGGCGCTACTTCATTCGTTCGGGGGGTCGTCTTGGTGCGAGGTTGAAACTCGCGGTCGTAAGGGTTGGAATTGGTGTTCATTTAAGAAGCTCCAAAAGTGAAAGTGTTTCATCGCGTTCAGGTGGACGCGGGGGCTGGCGTGTTCGATGACCGAACAGCGTCAAAAATAGCGTCAGCGACCTGAGCGCGAGTCAAACCGGTTTGTTCAGCCAGTGAGTCCAAATACAAAACATTGGCGGACTTTAAGTAGAGATTGCACTGGCGTTTTTCAGAAGTCGCGGCGGCGGCTGTCAGAGCGGCGGCGACTGAGGTAAGGTCTAGCGTTAAGTTTTGCATGTTATTAAGCTGAATAATTTCGTTATCGTCGCCATTGATATTAACCTATACATAGGCGTATGTCAAGGGTTTCTATAACGCATTATGCAGCAAGCTGATGAGCGTCGGTGAAATGTATCGTCATAGGCGATACACATAAGAAATTATACGCCTGTATATCAGTAATTTCGCGCAACCGGCGGCGGGGTGCCGGTGCCGGTGTGGGGAGCGGGTCAGAGCTGCGGGAGCGGGGCTGTCGGTGTCACATCGATGTGACAAAAATCGACATCACACCGGTGTTATGCCCTGGGGTTGCGGTCTGGGGGGTGTGCAAAAAAAAAGCCAGTAATAGTATCTGGTAAGCAAGCTGGGCGACATAACGACAATGAGCTTGAAACCAGGCGACTAAACAGGCGGGGACGGGTCAGACGGGCGGGAAGCGGACAGCCTGGAATCGAGATCGGGCGCGGGCGGTGCTCCAATCGGCTCCGGTTGGTCACGATGTCGCCTTAGAGGGTTGTACAGGGGTATGGGGTAAACGCGGGCGCGCAAAATCGCGCAAAAATTCGATAGGGGTATGTTCAAGGGCCAGAAGCGCGCGGGCGGTCGGTTTACAGGTGTAAATCGCGCCATTTTGCAGTTATGTCGCGGCGCTTCCCTTCCAGATACTATTACTGGCTTTTTTTCTGCACACCTACAACGACATTGCTGACATATCAAAGAATCCTATTGATAAGTTATGCAAAGTCTGGTAATATGGTGCCGGTGTAAGTTGCTGTTAGTGTTGGTTGAGCCAAGGTGAGCAAGGACACCGGTTTTATATTTGAACCGGTGTCTTTTGCTTTTTCGGGCTTGTCACATCGATGTGACGGTCTTCGGTGCCTTCGTGCTGCGCCTGTCGGCGTAGATGGCGCGCTCTAATTCACGCATGGCGGCCTTATCGGTTGGGTTGGTCATCATCATGCGCCTGGTTCGCTTCATTCTGTATTCTGCTTTAGGCGTTGACTTTGGGGTCTCGCGCTCTTGGGGGAAGAGCGTCATCTGATTTACTGCAATCATCATAAAAGTATGACCCGATAGGCCATGATGTACAACTGACCGAACTATGTGAAGCGGCCTATTCTTTCGTCTTAGACGTTCGGGCAGGTGTCGACAAGAGTGAACAACTCGTCACTTTTAAGCGGGTTGACAGTTGTCAACCTTTACCTGCAAGTAAAACTTATGTCAGCAAGTTATGTATAATTGGCGGCGCTGATTATTCTGCAAGCCGAAAGCCCTAGTCCCCTCTAGGGCTTTCGGCTTTTTCGTTATGTTCCATCTGGCTGTAAGTTATGTGATGTAAAATTCAATTAATTCTTATGTTGAGTGACATAAGATTAAACGACTAACAGGCATGGACATCGAAAAACTTCTTTTTGGGCTGACAGCGATTGCCTTCCTGATGGCGTTCGCCAGCTTGCTTGCATTGCTGGCTGTCCTCCGTAGACAGAGGACGGTCGAAGATGATGCAAGGGTCTTGCGGGCAGAAAAGGCGGCGCTTCAGGGCCAGGTCGACGCGCTGATGAAAGTCGTTGAGGGCCACTACCCAAACGAACTACAGGCGGCGATCTTGGAGACGCGGAAGTCGCGCGGCCTGGAAAAGTAGCGCGCGTCCTACTGGCTAAGGCGATTGACGACCTTTATGACGACTACGAATTTCGCGTCCTGATCTCGACTTACGAGCTGACGCTGGACATGCTCGAAGGCGAAACCAGACCGGCGCGGGTTCTATCGTTTGTGGAGTGGGTCGACCGCCACGGAATTGTCGAAGAGCTTTTGGCCATCGTCAGAAACGACAGGCCGAAAGCCAAGAATCAAATCCTCTTCGAAAGATGGATTTACAAATGGAGTAGAAAAGATGGCTGAAATATTTCCAGACGAAGGGCTTGACCTGATTATCAACACGTTCTTTAAGCAAGGGACACCACCGGCGAACTTATACGTCGGTCTCTTTACGAGCGCAACGCCGACGACCGTCCCCTTGCGAACCGCGACCGGCGGCGCGTCCCCTGTTGGGTTCACCGAGATGGTCGCGTCCAGCGGTGCCTACGCTCGACAAGCAATTGCGGCGGCCTCCTGGGGTGCTCCGGCCACAGATGGAAGCGGACGCGCAACCACAGGGCCGCAAGTGGACTTTACGGGGTTTGTGTCGGCGGCGAACGCGAACAGCTACTTTATCGCGACCGCTTCGGCTCCTGGGGCCAGTAACAAGATTCTCTGTTTCGCCAACTTCAACAGCGGACTGGCGCGCGGTCTCGCTGCAACGACCGACCACATTCAAGTCACGCCGACGGCTGTATTCAACGGCTAATCGGTCGGGTCGTCTATGGCGATTGCATTTCGAGCATCAGCCAGCGCCAACGCGAACCTATTGCTGAGCATTACCTGTAATGCTCCGGCTGGCGTTGCCTCTGGCGATCTCTTAATCGCTGGCCTGTCCATACGCCAGCGCAATAGTCAAGCCGTCACGCCTCCAAGCGGCTGGACATTGCTCGATTCTGCCGAGACCGGCCAAACATCGACCGACGCGTCGCTGTTCATTTACTACAAAGTCGCGGGCGGGTCTGAGCCTTCGACGTATACGTGGAACCTGGGCGGCGCATCGGGTCGACGTATGGTTGTCGGCATCCATGCCTACACCGGTGTCGACAACGCAAGCCCGATAGACACCTACGCTGTCCAGGCTAACGCCAGCTCGACAACCCTCTCTAACCCTGGATGCTCTCCGGCCACATCTAACGCGATGCTGGTCGGGTTCTACGGTGTCGCGGTCGGTGCCGGAAACATCACGCCTCCGACCGGCATGACCGAGCGTTACGACGACCGGCCATCTTCCAGCCTCGCGGCGGAAGGGTGCGACGTGCTCCTGACCTCTTCAGGGGCCACAGGTGCAAAGAATGCGACCTCTTCCAGCGCTGGTCTTAATGCGACCGGTGTTGTCGCGCTTCGTGCGGCGGGGTCGGGCAACACCTATACCGAGACGGGGAAGGCATCCAGCGACCTTGCAGCGACCGGCGCGGACATCCGTCGAAGCGTCGACACCGGCAAGGGTGCGACCGACGGAATAGGGAAGGCATCCGATTCGCTGGTCATCCCAACAACAGGGAAGGCGCAATCGGACATAACTGCAAAAGCGGCGGATGTCGTTCGCTTGATTGAAGCGGGGAAGGGCGCGACCGACTTGTCGGCGCGTGGCTCCGACATCGTTCGAGCGGTCGACGCTGGTCGCGGTGTCGTGGACGGGTCAGCGCGTGGCGCGGATGTCGTTCGCTTCGCTGAGACTGGCAAAGCTGTTTCAGTTGGGAGCGCATACGCGGCGGATGTGGCGCGGGCCTACGAAGCTGGCAAAGCGGCCACAGACGCGGCGGGGCGTGGCGTAGACGTGTCCAGGAAGGTGGACGCTGGCAAAGCATCCAGCGACCTGGTCGCGCGCGCCTTGGACATCCTTCGCCTGATCAACGCTGGCAAGGCCATAACTGACGCAACTGCAAGGGCGGCGGATGTATGGCGCGGCGTAGAGGTTGGGAAGGGTGCTGTCGACCTCACCGGCTACGGTGTCGATTCGATAAGTGGCGCGCAAAACGACAGCGGTCGCGCTGTTTCGGACTTGTCGGCTTACGGTGCCGATGTCGTCCGATTCATTGAGACCGGCAAAGCGTCGACGGTTGCAGACGCGCGCGGGTCTGACGTTTTGCGGGAAGTCGAGATCGGCATCGGGTCGGTGAGTTTATCCGCGTATGGGGTCGATGGGGTCTCGCTGATCTTTATCGAGACCGGCAAAGCATCGACCAGTGCAGCGGGTCGGGGCCTGGACGTTTATCGAGCTGTAGACATTGGCGCGGCCATCCTGGGCGCGATCTCGCGCGGGGCCGATGTTCTCTACCTGGTCGACAGCGGGCGCGGTGTGCTCACGCTATCGGCCAAAGACACGGTTCTGGATGTCGTCAAAGTCCATCCGACCGGCAAAGTGACGACGGTCATCGTCGTCGTCGGGCGTGTCAATTCGGTCTATGCGTCAGCGGTTGGCCAACCAAGCGGGCCGCGTGGCAAAGCCGTTGCAGTTGTTTCCCCGTCTGGGGTGAGCGTGGCCAATCAGCCACAGGGGTTAATCGAATGATTCAAGATTTAGAGATGCGTCGCGGCGATACGTTCATCTTCGACATCAAAGTCACCGGCATCGATGGCGGGGTGTTTGACCTGGGCGGATACAGCGCGACCCTTACGGCGAAGCGTTCACCGGTTGACACGGTGCCATTGTTTCAAAAGACAAGCGAGACCGGCGGCGGCTTGACTTTCCCATTGGTGAGCACGACGAACGACATCGTTCGGGTAAAGATTTCGCCAGCCGATACCGACAGCATCGCGGACGAACCGCGCATCTATTGGGACTTGCAAATCGAAAAAGATAGCGATGTCTTTACGGTGATGACCGACCGACTTCGCATCCTTAACGACATCACGCGATAGGAGATTCATGTCAAGCATTCCAGACGAACTAATCCAGGCGGCGGAAGCTGCCTATCAGTCGACAGTCGACGAATCGAATGCCTTCAGCCTTGACGTTGCGGCCATGATCGGCGGCATCCGTGAACAGGTTCGGCAACTGGTCGCGGCGAAGGTGCCAGCCGAATACGGCCTCACGGTTGAGTATCAGCCTCAGCTCATCGGCTTTAACAGCCACGAACCGCACTACTTCTTTTTGAAGGCGGACAACATCGCGCCGATTGGCTTGACCGTTCGTGTCGTGGGTGAGCTGGTTGCGACCGACATCAGCGTCAGCGGTACGCCATTCTCTGGCCTACTGACGGCCATCGGCTACGCGCGTCGACGCTTCGTTGCACAGGCCGAGGCGGAAGCAAACGCACAACAGCAACAAGGCGGGGAGTTTGTCACGCTCGAACAATAGGCGGCTGGCCTTGCTCACACTTTGCAGCATCGGCGCGGGGCTTGCAGTTCTGGCGCTGATTCGATGGGTGGGGGTGGGGTATGCGGCGGGCCTGGTCATCGCCTTCATCATGGGGGCGGGGGCTGAGCGATTGGCGAATGAGGTCGACAGGTGGGTGGACAAATGAAGCAATCAACAAAAAGGGCGGGGCGGCCTTGTAGGGGGGTGGGGTGTCCCAACATCGTAGCGGCGGGGGAGCGGTATTGCGCGACGTGCCAAGCTGAAGCAAATCGTCAAGACGTTCTCAGTCGTGGCTCTTCGACTGATCGGGGATATGACCACACCTGGAAGAAAGTCCGCGACCGATTCATCAAAGCTCATCCGCTTTGTGCTGACCCGTTCGGGGTGCATGGCGATGGTGTCGTCGCCCTGGCTGAGGAAGTCGACCACATCGTGCCAAGGGCGAAGGGTGGGTCGGACGCTGACGATAACTTGCAGGGCCTATGTAAGTCCTGTCATAGCAGAAAGACATTGAGCGAGTCGCGCGAAGGCGGGGGTATGGGGGTGCGAATCCCTGGGCGGTCTCGGAATAATAC